TGATTGTCTAATACCTGATGCAGCTCCAGTTGAACCACTAAGATGTAATTTTGTTTGTGGACTTGTTGTTCCGATACCGACATTACCGGTACCCTGTAATGACATAATAGTTCCACCACTACCTTGTAAAAATATGTTATCGAAATTAGAATGTCCAACATATATATCATCACCGCTATCAACTTTTATAACTTGAGTTGAAGTTCCAGCTGCATTTTCTATTTTTAAAGCTTTAGTATTTTTTAAATGAATATCACCACTTGAACTTATGTCACCATCTACTTCTAATTCCTTTGATGGAGTTGTTGTTCCGATACCGACATTTCCATTTTGTCCTTCAATAAATACAGAAGCACTTGTAGATGTATTGTTGAATTGAATGTCTCTCTGACCATCTGCTGATATAGTTAGTATTCCAGAATCAGAAGTAATTTCACCTATAAGAGTTACAGCATTTCCAAGTTTCCAACCTCCAGTAGTATAAGCATCACCACTAACAGTAAGTTTAGATGAAAATAATGCATCAGTTGCATTTATATTTACCTCACCACTTGCACTTATGTTACCTGTTACTTGTAATGCTTCAGTTGGAGTAGTTGTTCCAATACCGACATTTCCAGCATTAAGTATTCTAAGTCTTTCTGTTCCATTGGTTTCAAATGCTATAGCTCCATTCTCTCTATTAACGAAACTCATATTTAAACCAGTATATAAGAAATCAAATCCATCAGAACCTGCTGTTGTTCCTGATGTTGTATTTGACATTTTGAAAAAAGTATTAGCAGATGATGGTTGATGTAAATGTAATAATCTTGTTGGACTTGTTGTTCCGATACCAACATTTGCATCTCCGCCAATTACCATCGCAGTAACTGCTGTTCCATTAGTTTTAACTCTAAAATTTAAATTACTTGTATCAGAATTATATCTATTATCAATGAAACTATCACCACCACTACCATCATTCCAAATATCTAATCCAATAGCTCCATCACTTCTTCTAAGGAAAAGACCAGCATCAGTAGATGTAGTTGTTGATTTAATTTCTATTAATTTAGGAGTTGAAGAAGCAAATGAATCTGGTAATGTATCTCCAGGAGTTGTTGTTCCAATACCGACATTTGATATAAAACTACCAGTTATACTTAATGAGCCTGTAAATTGATGTACATCATCCATTGTATCACCAAAAATTGTTGAACCACTTGATTGAGCAAATGACATTGTTGTTATAGATGATGAAACAATATAGTTTTCACCAATTATGTTTCCACTAGCTCTTATATCACCACCCACATTTAAAGTAGTTCCATCTCTTGGGTCAATATTAATTCCAACCCTTGAAGAAGTCATTCTTAATGCAAATGCTGAACCTGTTCCATCTTGAACAACACCCTCTTCCATGTTTAACAACTTTTGAAAATTACTCGATATTACCTTATTCGTTAAATCAGCCATTTAAGTTCCCCAATTATTCCAACATTTATACTCATAAATAAATATTGTTTTTTTATAGTTTTATACATTCTAATTATCTCACTTTTCCTTTAATATTTTCATTAGGATTTTTCAGTTCAAAAACAGTTGGTGATGATGGTAACGGTGGTCGAACCGTACCATCTAATAGTGCTGTTTCGAAGTCATATTTATAACCATAACCTGAATTACCACTTGCTTGAAAACCACCTGATATACCATTATCAGCTATTCCATCTATATCTACATCATCACTATATGAATAGTTCCAAGTTTTAAAGTTTAACTCTTCACCATTTGAATTTGAATGATAATCTTTATGTTGAGATATTGTTATATGATTTAAAGAACGAACACCATCAATACCCATTAATTCATATTCTATTTGACTAATATGAATTGGTTGATTAAATTGCATTTTATCAATTTTAAAATAGTTTTTAATTTTATCTATACATAAAAGTTTTACTTTTGATTTATCTGCATATTTTTCAGCTATAACATCAAAGAAGACTCCAAAATTAACTACATAACCATCTTTAATTTGAACAGTATCAGTAAGGATTTTAAAATTAGATAAATAATTTTTTATATTTGACATTAATGTTCCTGGAATATTATCTGTAACTGCTGAGTTAGCATATGCAATTATAGGATTACCAACCAATTCTTTGTTATTATTATAAGCTAAAACATAAATGTTTATTGCTGATAAGTTTATAACATCACCAGTAATAGTTGGAATTAAACTTGTTATACTATCAAGTCTTTCTTGAAAACCTTCCATTGGAATAGTACTACCAAAAGCCATAGTTAAATTTGTAATATTAGTAATTCTGTTTTGTAACTCCCCAATAGAAATACTAATAGGAATATTTGGAAGTAAACCTGATATATTATCGATTCTTGTTTGAATAGATAATCCTTCAGTATCGAATATGGTTGTTCCCCGTATTAAACCATATATTATATCTATAGTACCTTTTAATCCGTCAAGAGTTGCAGTTCCAGCACCATCTTCAGGATTAGGATTAAGAAGAACCGTTACCATAGATTTTGCAATTAGTGCTTTTTCCTCTAATATAGCTCTATAAGTCGAGAAGTTAGTTAAAGATGTATCAATTTCACTTGTATCAACTGCAATTGGAATATTTTGAATATAAGTAGAAAGTTCATTTACAGCTTCCATAAGTAGAGTTGTATCATTAAGTCCAGTGTTAGCTTGAATGTAAGAAGAAAACTCAGTAACAGCTGCATCTATTTCAGCTGTATCTTGAATTGTATCACCTTCAACATTTCTTGAAACATATACTTTTGCAATATTTCCATATTTAGCAGGTATGTTCATAACTCTAGCTTCGTAATCTTCTTTTGTTACACATCTATTTTGTGTTGTAAAGAAAGCTTTAGATTTCTCTCTAATCTCCTCAACACTTTCTTCATCTTTACCACCAATAGCTGGACGAGTATTTAATACTGTTAAATCAGCTGTAGTAGCTCCACTACCATTTAATGCATTTCCACTTGATATAGTAGTTAAATCCGCAGCTGGTATGTTAGAATCTATACCACCACCAACTCTATAAGTAATTGTTAAAGTTGTATTGTTTGGTGTTTCACCAAGAGTTGAATATTCATCACCAAGAAGTGGATCTATAGCTTGATTTAAATCATTTGTTTGTCCGGCTACAATTATACCAACTTGTTCCAAATCTATAAATCCATCATCAACTAATTGACCATTTTTTAAAACACCATTACCAAAAATTAAAGATGTTGTATTATCTATATTTGTTTCACGAGTAAATCTTTTACTTGTTTTTATATATTGTAAAGAATATGGAACAGCAATATTTTCAGTTAAACCAGTATTTAAATTTTGATAAGCAGTTGTTCTATTATCTTCCGTATAGTGAGTTGAAATAGGAACTTTATCTTGTGCAAGAAAATCAACTTCATACCAATTGTTTCCGTTTGTATCTACACAAGAAATAATGTCAATTACATTTCTATCAGGTATAGTTATATTTTTAAATTTTTCAGGTCTACCAATTGTAAATGTTGCAGTTTTTTCTTTACCACTAATAGCTCTTATATTTCTTTTTAAAGTATAAGTCTCTGCTAAACCACTATTTGGATTTGTACTACCAACTGTTGCAGTATCATTTGATTGTGATATTTGAAAATCTAAAATATCAATTGATTCAAATATTGTATTAATATCACTACCTTTAATCTGTATACCTTTATCAAATACCCCACCTGTTGTGTAATCTATTTTTGAGGAGTCATCACTCATAACATTTAAGTCTTGAGAAAAAGTTAAATCAACAAAAGCAGGAACAATTGGTTTTACTTTATATCCAAACATCTTAGCCATCGTAATTATGTTTCTTCTTTCTTCAGCCAATGGTAACATCATTTCACGATATTGTTGGTCGATATAAAATGATAACACATCACCAACATACGCATTCATTTCCATTAACATCATTCCAGGAGATGTTTCGTTGAAATCCCTATATGTATCCGGAAAATAAGATTTTGCATAATCCATTAATGAATTTTTTAAAGATGCAAAATCTCTATTTAAATAATTTACATTTGATTCTTTAAAATTGTTTTTACCATAAGTCGGCATATTTTATCTCCATATTAATATCCACCACCACCACTTGAATTGGTAGAATTATTCACATCACTATTAAAATTTATTGAAACTGAATCTATAGTACTTGGATCTTGTTTTATATTAAAAATTATACTAACTACTATCTGATTCATATCTGCTTTAGAATCATCATTTACTATTTTTATATCCCTCACCTCGACAAATGGTAACCAAATTTGTAAAGAATCTAATATATTATTTTGTATAGCTACCAATGTCCCATCATCAATCTGTTCAAATAAAAGCTGTCTTAAATTTAAACCAAGATTTGGTTGCATTAGTCTTTCACCTCTATTTGTCTGTAATAAATTTCTTATATTATTTTTTACAGCTTCTATTGTCGTAGATGTTGAAGCCATCCAACCATCTTTAGTATCACCTCTTCTTATAGGTAAATCTAATCCAACTTTAATATTAGAGTCTCTATCAATTATGTATGGTTTTTTTGATACATCTTTAACCGCCATATAATTTCTCCTCAATATCCTCTTTAAATATTTTAACTGTTGTAAATTCTCTCTGACCATCCACATCTTCAACATTAAATGCACCTTGTGAATCCGGATCTTCTCCGATATAAACATAACCAGTTGATTGTAAACCACCAGCATCTTTAGCTAAATTTAATCCAGGTAAAGTAGCACCACCTTCTAATAGTGGCATAACAGCTTTTTTTATAGCATTCTCAAGTTGTTCTACCAATTTGTTTATAACAGAACCAGCTCCAGGTATCATTCCACCAACTTTTTTTAATGTATCTAATATAGGTGCCTTGTCTCCAAGTAATGTAGCTAATTGCATATTTACACCCTGTTCTGGTGTTCTCAAATCTTCAAGAATGATAGGTGCTTTTAATTGAGTTATTGTAAAATCACATTCAGTTAAAAATTTACCTATAGCTTCCGTAGTATAGTGAGCATCTCTCTCAATAAAAGAACCAGGTTTAGTATCCAGAGGTTCTACCATTCCAGCATCTCGAGCCGCTTTAACTTTTGCCTGTATTAAATCTTCCTTCAAACTCATTATTATTTTCCGTATTTCTGTTTTTGTTTCTCGTCAGTTCTTTTTAAAACATCTCTGTAATCTTTGTTTACAAATTGCGCCATTGGGTCATTTGATGGAACTTGTTGTGGTGTATTTTTAT